CTCAATTAACTGGTACTTTACAAACTGCTGCACAAACTAACATCACATCAGTTGGAACACTTTCTTCTCTTGATGTATCTGGTAATGTTACTATTGGTGGAACATTATCTTATGAGGATGTAACTAATGTAGATTCAGTTGGATTTGCTACATTTAGAAAAGGAATTGAGGTTCAGGGTGCTGGATCAACAACCACAACCTTAAATGTAACAGGCGTTTCTACATTCTCTGATGATATTAGTATACCAGATAATGTAACGATAGAGTTTGGTAGTAAATCTGGTGGTGATGGCAAAATTAAACATACTGGAGCTAATCTTCAAATACAGGAGACGACTGGTAATATACAAATAACAAACTATGCTAATGATAAAGATGTAGATATTACCAGTGATGATGGTAGTGGTGGCACAGCAATATACTTTAGAGCAGATGGTTCAACAGGTGAATCCATACTTTATAATTATGGAAATGAGAAGATAAAAACTACTAGCACGGGAGTATCAATAACAGGAAATAATGTTGTAAGTGGTAATGTAACTGCAGTTGATGGAACCTTTAGTGGAGCATTAGATGTAGATGGACATACAAATTTAGATAATGTAAGCATCGCTGGTGTCTCTACATTTGCGAGCACTGTTACTATCAGTAACGGATTAGATTTAGGAAGCAATAAACTAATAAAAGGTGAATCTGATGGGTTAAAAATAGAGACTTTTGGTACCCAAGATCTTGTTATTAACTCTAATCATGGTGGTGGAACTGATGGAGATATTATACTAAAGACTGGATCTACAGAAGAACTAAAAGTTAATGGTAGTGGTGGTGTTAATATCGCTAATGATTTAGATGTAGATGGACATACAGAACTTGATGACCTTAAGGTTACTGGAGTTTCTACCTTAAGTTCTGCGATTGTAGGTACTGCAGTAACAATTAATTCTACTGGTATTCACGCAGCAGCAGGTATCATTACTGCTACCACATTTAAGGGTAATTTGACTGGTGATGTTACTGGTAATGCTGATACTGCTACATTAGCAACTAACGTAACTGTTAGTGCTAATAATAGTGCCAATGAAACTGTATATCCAATATTTGTTGATGGTGCAACAGGAACTCAGGGAGTAGAATCTGATACTGGTTTATCATATAACCCATCTTCAGGCAATCTTACTGCAACTCAATTAACTGGTACTTTACAAACTGCTGCACAAACTAACATCACATCAGTTGGAACACTTTCTTCTCTTGATGTGACTGGTAATGTTACTATTGGTGGAACATTAACTTATGATGATGTAACTAATATAGATTCAGTTGGATTTGCTACATTTAGAAAGGGAATTGAGGTTCAGGGTACTGGATCAACAACCACAACTTTAAATGTAACAGGAGTTTCTACATTAAGTTCAGCAATTGTAGGTGCTGCAGTAACTATTAATTCTAGAGGTATTGATATTGCTGCTGGTGTTATTACCGCAACAACATTTGATGGAAACTTAGCAACCACTAATCTAACTGGTACTATCACCAATGCTCAGTTAGCAGGGTCTATTGCAAATGCTAAGTTATCGAATTCTACAGTTTCTTATGGTGGAGTAGAACTAGCACTTGGTGCATCAGATGCAACTCCTGCATTCGACTTGGCAGATGCTACCAACTATCCTACCTCATCTCTATCTGGAACCATTACAAATGCCCAGTTAGCAGGTTCTATTGCAAATGCTAAGTTATCTAATGATTCTGTAACATATACTGCTGGTAGTGCTTTAACAGGTGGTGGTGAAGTTGAGTTAGGTTCCAGTGCAACACTCAATGTTGCTGTTGATGATTCTTCTATAGAAGTTAGTAGTGATGCTCTAAGAGTAAAAGCATCTGGTATTACCAATGCTATGTTGGCAGGTTCTATTGCCAATGATAAGTTAGCAGGTTCTATTACTAATGCTAAACTTGCTCATTCATCAGTTAATTATGGTGGCGTTACTCTAAGTCTTGGTGCTTCAGATACAACACCTGCCTTTGATTTAAGTGACGCAACCAACTATCCTACATCATCTTTGAGTGGAACAATAACCAACGCTCAATTAGCAGGTTCTATTGCCGATGGTAAGTTATCAAGCACATTCCTTAAGAATGTTGTTGAGGATACTACACCACAGTTAGGTGGAAACTTAGATATTAATAGTAAGTATATTACTGGTACAGGTGGTATTAGTATTACTGGTGTAACAACTGCAACTGATTTTAACTCTACATCTGATATTAGACTTAAGACTAACATTAAACCTATTGATGATCCACTTGCCAAGGTTATACAGATTGAGGGTGTATCATTTAACTGGAAGAAGGATGATAAACCATCACTTGGTGTTATTGCTGATCAGGTAGAAAAGATACTTCCTCAACTTGTACATGGTGATGATCCTAAGACGGTTAATTATAATGGTTTAATTGGTCTACTTATTGAGGCTGTCAAAGAACAGCAAACACAGATTGATGACTTGAAGAGTAGACTCTATAAATTGGAATAATTATATAAATATAAAAAATACCCAGTGTATACACGAAGACGGTAATTTAAATGGCAATTAAAATATCAGGTTCTACTATTATAGATGATAGTAGGAATATAGTAGCAGGTGTAGCAGCAACCTTTACAGGAAATGTTATTGTTGGTAGTGGTGTAACAATCAATTCTACAGGTGTTATTGCTACTGGAATCGTAACTGCAGCATCATTTAGTGGTAGTGGCGAAAATTTAACTGGAATTGGTACTGCTAATGTAAGTACGAGTACTTTAAATGTTGTTGGTGTCTCTACCTTTTCAAATCATATAAGCCTTGGTGATGATGTTGAATTGAGATTTGGTGATGGTAATGATGCGTATATTTATTGGGATGGTAATAATTATGTATCTCAATCTTCAGGAACAACCTATTTACGTGGGAATAGAGTTTACATAGGTGCTAATGGAGGTAGTGGTGGATTTCATAATACAATAGTCGTAGAAGATGATGGAGATCAAAAAGTTTCACTTTATACTAATGGAAATAAAAAATTTGAAACGACTACTTCGGGAGTATCAATATCAGGAAATAATGTTGTAAGTGGTTCTGCGATTGTAGGTAGTGGTGTAACAATCAATTCTACAGGTGTTATTGCTACTGGTATTGTAACTGCATCAAGTTTCGTTGGTGGATTGACTGGTAATGTTACTGGTAATGCATCTGGCTCTTCTGGATCTTGTACAGGTAATGCTGCTACTGCTACTGCATTAGCAACTGCTAGGGCTATTGGTGGTGTATCATTTGACGGCACTGCTGCTATCAATCTTCCAGGCGTTAACACTGCTGGTGATCAAGATACAAGTGGTAATGCTACTACTGCTACTACAGCAACAACTGCAACTAACATCACGGTTTCTGCAAATAACTCAACGGATGAAACCGTATATCCAATATTTGTAGATGGTGCTACAGGTGGTCAAGGTGCTGAAACTGATACAGGACTAACATATAATCCATCTGATGGTAATCTTACATCAACTACATTCACTGGAGCTTTAACTGGTAATGTTACTGGTAATGCATCGGGTTCATCTGGTTCTTGTACTGGAAACTCTGCAACAGCAACAGAAGCAACTAATGTTACTGTAACTGCTAACAACTCTACTGATGAAACTGTATATCCATTATTTGTAGATGGTGCAACTGGAACACAAGGAGCAGAAACTGATACGGGATTGTCATATAATCCATCAGATGGTAATCTTACATCAACTACATTTACTGGAGCTTTAACTGGTAATGCATCGGGTTCATCTGGTTCTTGTACTGGTAATGCTGCTGGATTAACTGGTACTCCTGATATTACAATTAATAATATAACTGGTGTTGCTGCTACATTTACTGGTGTTCTTACATATGAAGATGTAACTAATGTAGATTCAATAGGACTTGTAACGGCAAGATCTGGTATTGAGTTTGGTGCTGCTGGTGTAGGTGGAACAATAAGAGCAAATGGGAATACTACATTAGCAGGTGTTGTTACTGCTACTACATTTGATGGTTCTTTAGCAACCACTAATCTAACTGGTACTATCACGAATGCTCAGTTAGCAGGTTCTATTGCTAATGGTAAGTTATCTAATTCTAGTGTTTCTTATGGTGGTGTATCACTGTCATTAGGTGGTTCAGATGGTACTCCAGCATTCGATTTAAGTGATGCAACTAACTATCCAACATCATCTTTGAGTGGAACTATTACGAATGCTCAACTTGCTGGTTCTATTGCAGATTCAAAATTAAATACTATTAGTACAGCAGGTAAAGTTGATCTTGCTGCTTTAGAGATAGATGGTGGAACAGATATTGGTGCTGCACTAGCAGATGCAGATTTGTTTATAGTAGATGATGCTGCAGGAGGTACGAATAGAAAAACTGCTGCATCTAGAATTAAAACTTATATTGCTGATGTAACATTAACCACTGCTGCACAAACTAATATAACATCTCTTGGAACTTTAAGTGCAGTAACGGTTTCTGGTGATATAACTGCTAATGGAAATATTACAGGTGATGCTGCTACAATTATATCTGGTATTAGTACTGTTGGTGCTACGACATTTTATGGTAAACTTAACAATTTAACTTTTCCATCTGCTAACGGTAGTGATGGGCAAGTATTAACTAGTGATGGAGCTGGTGTTGCTCAGTGGGAAGATGCTTCTGGAGGTAGTGTAACATCAGACGCACAGCGAAATACGCTAGGTGGTACAAATGCGGGTGATAGTTTCAGTGGCACATCTGCTACGGACAATACTCTTTTTGGCTACGATGCTGGAACTGCTTTTACTGGAGGCGATAAAAATACTGCTTTTGGATCTTATGCTTTAAGGACCCAAACAACAGCAAATGGATCTGTGGCGATAGGCTATTCAGCAGGTACTATAGTAGATAATGATGGACATAGCTCAACGTACATTGGATATAGATCAGGATCTCGAATTGTTGATGGAAGTTCTAATACTGCTGTTGGTTATGATGCATTAAGAACAGATGGTGCTCTTTATGGTGGAGGATCTGGATCTTACTTGAACGTAGCGATAGGACACAACGCTATGACCGCATGTGGTATCAGCAGACAAAATGTAGCTGTTGGGTGTGATACCTTAAGGGTCAATGCAGCATGGTCCAATACTGTTGTTGGTAATTCAGCAGGCTATAGTAATACTTCAGGAACTCGTAATCTTTTTTGCTCAAGGTTTGCTGGATATCTCAACACAACTGGTAGTTATAATAATCTACTCGGCTACGAAGCTGGAGCCGATATTACAGAGGGTGATAATAACACTATTCTTGGAAGTTATGCAGGACATACAGGTTCAAATAACCTTACAACTGGATCTAACAACACTTTAATAGGATATGGAGTATCTGCTACTTCAGCAACAGTAAGTAATGAAATATCTTTAGGTAATGATAATGTAACCAAGTTTAGAATTCCTGGTGTGAATTTCAGCTTAAAAGATACAACTGCCACGGAAGATTACGTTTTAACTGTTGATGCTAATGGTGATTGTGGTTGGGAAGCTGCTAGTGGTGGTGGATTATCAAACTTTACTGAATCGGAAAATACTTCAAGTCCAAACAATACAGTAAGTGCAAACAGATTAATCGTAACAGGTTCAGCAACAAATATAGATGCTGTCTTCCAACCAAAAGGAACAGGTGCAATCTTAGCACAATTACCTGATAGTGGAACTGGTGGTGGTAATAAACGTGGTGATTATGCAGTAGATTGGCAAATGGAGAGAGGTAATGCTAACCAAGTAGCAAGTGGGGAGAATTCTGTTATTGGAGGTGGTGAAAATAATAGAGTAACAGGAAATCATTGTACTATTGCTGGAGGACATTCAAATTATGTTACTGATGGATATAGTTTTGTTGGTGGTGGATATTTAAATGAAGCAAATGGTCAATGTTCATCTGTTCTTGGTGGTTCTTATAATGATGCAGATGCATATTATTCAACTGTAATTGGTAATAGAGGAAAAACACGTTGGAGAGGGCATATTGTTTTTGGTGCTAATGCTAGTACTGCTATAGGTAATAAAGGTGGAGAGCAATCAGGTATAACACACTATAAAAAACAGACTACTGATGCAACTCCCACAACAATGGGTACTGCTGGTAGTAGTGGTGATCAATATAGATCAGTAGCTCCACCAAATAATAGTGCTTATGGTTTTACAATAACTGTAGTTGGTGCTGTTGGTAGTGGTGGTGATTGTTCGATGTGGAAGTTTGAGGGCCTAATTAAAAGAGGGGCAAATGCCGCAGCAACTGCAATAGTTGGTAATGTTGTTAAAAATCGTATTGCATACGATAGTGGTGCATCTGCATGGGATGTAGATGTAACTGCAAATACATCTCAAGGTTCATTGGTGGTCACTGTGACTGGTGAAGCATCTACAACTATTAGGTGGATTGCTAACGTAGAAACTACTGAAATTACTTATTCCTAAAGAAAAATGGCAATTAATTTAAATCACATAGATAATTCTGTTTCTATTGGAAACACTGAGAGAATACGTATCGGTACTGCAGGTCAACTTGGTATTGGTGGAGCAAATTATGGAACTGATGGTCAAGTTTTAACAAGTACAGGAACAGGTTCGGCTCCTGCATGGGAAGATGCTTCTGGAGGTTCAACAACAATAAACAATAATGCAAATAATAGAGTCATAACTGGGTCAGGTACAGCAAATACATTAGAAGCAGAAACTTCTTTAGAATGGGATGGAACTAATACTTTAACTGTAGTTCATGGAAGTT